CCAAGCAAGAACTGCTGCATTCCTGGCTGCCGTACTACACTTGCAGGCATCACCACTTCGCCCCTGTGGACTACGCCTGCGACCTCGTTGCTGCGCCCATCACCAGTGTACCCACCTTGCTCAAAGCCGAACAGCTTCTTCGCCCCTTCAAACATCCCGTACAGTGCTGCTATCTCTCCAGGGATCAGTAGCAAGTTCCACCAACCGAGCGATGCTTGCCACGCGATTAAAGAGCCAACCGCCGACACCATGTAGCTACCTGCTGCTGCGAGGTTCTCACCAACGATGACCGCGATCTTGTCAGCGTACTCTTTCCCGATGTCTGCCAGATACTCCTTGACCGAACCCGCAATGACGTTCAAGGCTTGGAACAGCACGGTGCTTTGGTTCTTGAACGACTTCCGCCATACATCATCAAGAGCCGCAAGTCCCGTCGTAATCGAACTGGTGAGCAACCCAAAGGATACGCGATAGGCGATGTTGTTCTTGCGGAAATCTTCCATCCGCTTATCCTCTTCTGCCTCAGTCTTTTTGATCGCATCACGGCGCAACTTCTCTTCTGTCTGCTTCGTCTTCGTCAGGTCTCTCTCTGATGCTGCGATCTCCTTGTTGACCTCCGAAACGTCCACCCCGTGCTTCGTCACCACCGCCGCAGCCTCACGGGTGAAGTCCGACAACAGGGAGATCTTCTTCTCGTTGAACTCAGCCTCTGTGATCTGCTCGGTTTCCAGCTGTTCAGTGAGTATCTCTATTGCGTCGTCACGCTTCTTCTGCAGAACAGCGAAGGCATCGGCAAGGTTCGCTTTGCCAAGCTCAATCGAAAGCTTCAGAGCCTTGCGCTGTTCGGCCAACGTGTCCTGGTTGTACTTCTTGCCGAGCTCAATAAGGCTGTTGTTGTGAGCCTGCTCAGCACGCACCTTCTCTGCCTTCGCGTGATCCTCGTTGATCTTCCCCGCGAGGAAGCTCTGCTCGATGATCTCAAGCCTCTCAGTGGTCTGCCGTTCGAGTCGCGACTTTTCTTCGTTGTACTGTGCATCGCGCAAGTCAAGCAAGAGCAACTCCCCATCGCGGGTGATCCCGACAACGTCCTGGTTGTACCTCTTGGCAAGCTCGATCTTTTTGTTGTTGAGAGCGATCTTTGCTTCTGCGTCTTTGACTGCAAGCTGCTCTTCTGTCAGCAGGTTGTTGCGGCGTTGCAGAGATAGCTCGTGCAGCGTTGCGTTGTACTCCCCCTCCTTTGCCAGCACCTCAGCATCAAACGCGTCCTTCGCCTTCTCGCTCGCGCTTTGACCACCGCCCCCGCCACGCCCGCCGCGCCCGCCACGCCCGCTCCCGATAATGTGTTCATCGCTACCAGCCTCAACTTGCCCAGCAGCCTGAGCCTGCGACATTGCTGTTTGCGTCTGGCCCGCAACCGACATCGCAAAGCCCAGCATTCCACCCGGAGATGCAGTGGTTGTAGCTGTGGCGGGTTCGCTGTCATCAACCATCCCTGACCACCCCGCCACTTTTTGGATCCATCCCCATGCCTCTTTTGCCTTATCTACTACCCAGCCAATAGCCGCCGACACACCCTCCATCGCAGCACGAATGGGCGCGATAGACTTGAGCCACCCATAGAAGCCAGTGGCCAAGTTTTTGATCCAGTTCCATGCACTGCTCACCCAGCCGATCAATGTACTAATCGCACCGCTAAGCCAGTCCACTACGCTGCGGGCAACCCCAAGCGATGCCTTGAAGAGGCTGGTCTGACTGATCCACTTGCCGATAGCATAGACGACCTTGTACACCCCAACCGAGAAGTTCACGATCCACTTCACTCCGTCAACGATCCAACCGATCACGTACTTCAAGCCTGTTGCCAGATACCCGATACCTTGAACGATTAGATCGAGGGCGGGCTTGAGTGCGTCGAAGATGGTGATCGCAACATCTTTGATCTGCACCATGAAGCGATTGAACCCCTCTTTCAGGGTATCCATCTTGGTTGCTGCCATCTTTTGGGCAGTGGCTGTACCAGTGATTTTTTGCGTGAAGTTATCTACCTGCTTCGCAGAGTTCATCAGGACTGTCGCAGCGTTGGCGTTCTCCATGCCAAATATCTTCTGCAACGCTGCTGCACGATCCACTGGGTTGTGGAGCTTGGTGAAGCCCTGCTGCAAGGTCTCCATCGCCTTCGTCATGCCAACCTTCTTCGGGTTGATCTGATCGTAGGTGAGGCCCATCGCCTGTAGAGCCTTTGTCCCTTCCTTGCTCCCTGCTGACATCTTCAGGATGACGTTACGGAACGCCGTCCCTGCCTCGGCTCCCTTGATCCCAGCAGGTGCGAGCTGCTCCAACCATGATGCCGTCTGCTCTATCGAGATACCAGCGTTGTTCGCGGTTGCTCCAACGACCTTCATGGATGCGGCAAGGTCTTGTATCTCAGCGCTCCCTTCCTTCGATGCTGCGGCCTGAACGTTGGCGATGCGGTTCATCACTTGCAGCTGCGTAGCCGCGTCCGCCGTCGCATAGCCGTACTGCGACATAGTGACGGTGAGTGCATCGGCAGCCGCTTGGCCATCTATACTACCAGCCTTTGCAAAGGTGAGAACGGTGTCGGTCATCCCCTTCAGCACTTCTTGGTTCTGAGCCACATCCGGCCCCAGTGCGGAGATGACCAGCTTCATGCTCTCCACACCCTCCTTCCCATCAATCCCGAACTTCAGCCCCAGCTCGCGAGCATCATTCCCAGCGGCTTCCAGCTTCTTCCCTGTCAGCCCCGTGATCGCTGACAAGTCTGCCATCGAAGTCTCAAAGTCGGCGAAGATCGCGATGCCCTCTTTCGCCAGTCCAACAGCGATGCCGATGCCAGCCGATGCGACTGCGGCCTTGTCGCTAACGCCGCCGATAACACCACCGAGGTTCCCGCCGACTTGATCCCCAACGATCTGTCGCCCCGTACCAAGCAGCCCCACCTTCCCACCTGCTCCGCCTTTGCTTATCGCGTCCTTGTCAAGGGCTGCCTGCTTCAAGAGCTTGGTCTCATCTAACAACGCCTTGTTCTGCGCCTGTAGCCGTTTCTTGACCTCGGCGTTCTCGGTCGCAGTGATCGCAGTCTGGATAGCCGCCCGCTTGTCTTGCAGTGCCTTGATGTCTGCAAGGATCGCGTTGGTGGCGGCTTCCTCGGCCTTGGCGAGGTTTTTAGCACTCGCAGCACCCTTCATGTAGGCAGCCGCTGAGTACTTCGCCTTAACGTCTGCAAGCCGCTTCTCTTGCGCTGCGATTGCTTCAGCCGCAAGCTGTGCCGCCCGCGCTGTATCTTTATAGCTCTTCTGGCTCTCCTGTGACGACTGACGGGCCGATCTGCTTACCGCTTGCCCTGCCTGCTGCGCAGCCTCACGGATACGCTGGAACCCCTGTAGTACGCCCTTGTCGTTGACTGATATACCCGAAAACAGCGTCCCCATCGCACGCTTGACTTGGTCAAGTTGCGATCGGAACGCTGCTTGGTCGACGACGAACTGTATCCCAACACGGACGTTTGAGGCCATCGTGAATCAGGGCTATCGGGGTTGGTAAGGATCTCTAAACTTCATCGGATCTTCATCCGTTCTTCAAGCTCTCGGTATCGGTCATATGCCTTGCGCTCTGCACCTCGCAGACACACGAAGAGGGCAAGCACATCGTACGGCACATCAAGACCTTTTGCGAACTCGGTTAGCGTCGCGCCCTCTTGACGGCTGGGGGTGATCGCTAACAGTAGGTCGAGGTAGCCACGAAACTCAGGCGGAACGAACAGGCTATACTCCAGCCCATCACCATCCTCCCCGTCCTCTACTTCGACCGCTTCTGGGTCGAGGAGGCTTTTGTCCGCTTCATCGCCGGAGTACTCTCGGAACGATCTGCTAATTGCTGCTGCGCGAGAGTACTGAGCATCTCGCTCCCTGTGAAAAAAGAGTTGATCGCTGTCACCTCCTCTGGCGACGCTATCTCCAAGCCATCTGCCACACTCGGGGAGCCATCGCATGGAGTGAGTAGCGCACTGCAACTCGTCTCCAGATCAATCATGGTACTTCGTCCCATCTCCTCCATCTCCTCCATCCACTGCGCAAGCCTCGTGACGGTTGGCGTTGATCCCTTGACGCTTGGGTTGTAGCCAGGGTTCGGAACAGCGGTGTTATGACGCTCCCCGGGGTTGTGTTTACGGAAGAGCTTGATAAGCTCCTCTTGGATGCGTGCGAAGACCCCTACACCAACCCTCTCGGGCGCGGTGTAGGGATAGCCACCGAGAGTAAATATTCGGCGGAACGGAGGTGCGGTTGTGTCCATGAAAAGGTATCTGGTTTGGTTCACAAACAGGAGGGGCAGCTACCTGCATGCCCCTCCTGCGTTCTATCATGCGTACCCGATCAACGCCGCAGTCAAGGCGTTTGCGGCCCACGTCAGCGAATCAGGTGATTCGTCGTCAATGTTGTAGGGAATGTTCCCACGGAGCGAGAGCTTTTGGAACGTCTTGTCGTCACCAAAGGTTGGCGTTGCCGACAGCGATAAAGCCCCCGTGGAGAAGGTGAACGTCTCGTCGCATCGTGTTGTGATGACGATGGTCTTGTCTTCACGTGATGCTTCTAACGCAGCTTGTAGCTCTGTTGCGAACGTCTGCAACGCGGTCACCTCAATCTCCACATCCATGAAGCAGGTGAGTGGACGGTTCTGATGGTCGCGATCACGTGAGGTGAACTTCAGCGTCATCTTCGGCTCCTTGAAGATACCGATGCCGTAGGAAGTCCCTCCGACCGTGATCTTGTGGATGCCGCTGCGCTTGTAGCCCGTGCGGTCATACGTCATGGCGGTGAGTCCGAGCGATGTTCCGCTTGCTCCGCCCGTGTGCGCTGCCGTGCTGTTGGTCAGTATCCACTCATACTCCGTATCCGATAAAAGCCCTTCCCATGTGGCTTTGAGGTTGCGGTCTTTGTCGTCAACGGAAAGCACCATCTCCATCCCAACAAGGGATGACCCCGTTGGCGTGGTGAACGTTGCCGAAGCCTCGGTGTTGTCAACAACGTTGACGTACATCCCGTTCTGCAAACGAAACCGAAGCTGGTGATGGACGCGGCTCAATAGATAGAAGTTCTTGAGGTAGGCCATGCTGGTTTGGTACAGCTCTGCCTCGAGCTTGAAGTCCACTCCATCGAGTATGTCGCGCCCTGCCATGTCCTGCACAACTCGAGGGGTGAAGGACACAACCGCGTTCTTGCGTAGCCCGAGTTTTCCGGCTTCTGTTGGTGCGTTGAACGGGAAGCCCTTGTTCGCGTAGTAGATCGGGTTCTCTCGCGGCACGGTATAGTGCTGCGGGTTGTTCCCTCCAAAGTTCGTTGGCATAGGATAATCTCCTTTCGATGTTGGGTTGCTATGCTGGGTTACTCAATGTCCTTGTTCTGGCTATAAACTCTCACGCCGATCCTGACCACGTACCACGGCGGAAGTATCTGGTCGTAGCCTGTGACCTTGCGCAGTGCTTGCGTCTGTACCACCTGCACGACTTGCGCGGGAAAGTTCCATGTCTGGCATCCGCCATCATCCCACTGCGCGCCGTCTCTTATAGCCCCTGGCATAAGGCCATCCTGCCCCGTGGCTCCACTGGTTGGTTCTTGGAGCTTTGCCAGTATCGTCCGCACAAAGTTTTCGATCTGTTCCTCACATGTCCCGTCTTCGTTGAAGTCGTAGAAATACAGCAGTAGGTCAACATCTTGGAAGATGTCAGTCACCACAAACTGCTCGTTCTCTGCGATACGTTCGGAGCGGTCGCGCCACACGCGACACATCGGAACTTCGGTGCGCTGCGGTGAGCCTTGTGGGATCGCAAGCCCTGCACGCACGGAGCGGAACAGCCTGTTGCCCTCCTCATCTTCTGCGAGTGTGAGCTGTGCCATCAACGCTCGTATCGCAACGTTCAACGGCGAATCAGGAAGCGATAGGCTTGCGAAATCTGCGTAGTTCGGCACTACTCATCACCCTCCCTATCCCCACCTAACGCGGCAGCGAGAGACTCCTCCACTTGCTCAGTAGATAGGCTCGCAGGGAACTCGTCTTGGTTCGGTGCTAACCGCCACAAGCTCACGTTCTGGTTCAGCCATCGAACCAGCACCAACCCCGCGCGGCGCATCGCTCTCGTTATCCCTTGTACAGTGTAGATCGTCACGTGACCGATGCCAGTATCTACATACTCCCAGTCCATCAGGTCGCTTACGCTCTGGTCGTCTCGGTAGGATGACTCTACCATCAGGATGCTACACTCACTCATCAACGCAGCGATAGCCGTCAGAGAGCTATCCGGTCGCGAGAGATGTTCAACAACCTCGACCATCAGAACCCCGTCAAACACCCCCGTTGGTAGTGTCGCAAACGCAGGGTTGTTGGGGTCATATCCTTCGGCCTCTATCCCTTGCTCGCGGGCGTATGCGACAAACTGGCCGGCTCCGCACCCGTAGTCAAGAAGCGATGGCTTCGCTACTCCTCGCAGTGCCTCGGTGAACCGAAGCAGCCGCGTGCTGTTCGCCCCGGGGATGTTGCGTTCTTCTGCACCGCTACCCCCTACAACCTGTGTCGGGGTTGCGTCCGTGAAGATGCTGTAGCACTCATCACACTCATACCACGTCGCGCCCCCCTTGACTAACGCCTTTGAGAGCTGCGCACTGTCGCACGCTGGACACTGTAGCTGTATCTGCTTCTTTGCCATGCTGGTTATGCTGAGCGGTCTAACGCCCTTGTTACCTGATGCTCAATCGCCTCGACTGTATCCCCTCCAACGCCCATGAACCCGTATCGCTCATGTAGCCCTTCGGCTTGGAGTTGGTGCTGACTCCCAACCGTCACCGTATCTCCGACCCGCTCCAGCGATCGCATCATGGCATCGGTGAAGTGAAGGTCAACGTGATCGGTTTGTAGTCCGGCCTTCTCCCGCTTCTGCTTGTGCCGACTGATGTACCCACCGAAGTAACTCCCATCGGGGCCAACGCCACGCCGTGACTTGCTGTCTATCGCACTGATGGTCTCCGACGCTGCGATGTCCAGAGCCTCGCGGTCGGCAAACGCGGCCATGCGTCGCAGCGCAACCTCCAGTTCCCGCGTGTCGGTGCGTGCCGAGGTTAGGCTATCCATGACGTGACCCTCCGCAGCCGTGTGCGCTCATACTCACTCACCACGCCGTTCCCGCTCACATCTATCTGCAACCGCGTCACATCCTCTTGGAACCACTCGTCGTAGTAGCACTTCCATCGCTTCGCCAGTGACCCGACCATCTCCATGTTTCGGTCAAACGCTGCGTTGTCTCGCATCGCTCCATCCTCCAGACAGAGCCATATTGTAGCAGCGACAGCCGCACGCTTCAGAACGCTGGCGTTGGTGATCTTATCCACCAAGTCCTCTGCTACAAACGCCGTCCAGGTTGGTGAGGCAGTTGTCCCGCTGTTGACGTAAAGTTGCCCGTTGTGGTAGTCAACCAAGTACGCACCGTTTGGAGCTGTTCCCGCGAACGTCCCACTGCTTCCATCGGTTGGTGTCCCGCTGTTGTAGTAGGTGCGGGGCGGCATCCCCTGCTGGGAGAGTGTGTCAAAAAAGAACGGCACGGCGATCACCGATACCGAGGACTGAACCGTCCCCGCGCCCGATTGCTCGCTGAAGCGTGCTGCTCGTATCCGGTCGTCATCCTGCTTGCTGGTGGCTTGCTCTATCCATCGCCCCACGGTGTCGGCATAGACCTTCGTGAACAACTCTTGCAGCCGAGGCTTGATGAAGTCGCTTTTCACCAACGCGATCTTCCGTTCGATGAACAGCTTCTCACCCCCTGCCTTTATCAGAGGGATACCCCAGTCGGTGATGTACTTTTCAACGTCCGATAGAGTGCAGAGGGTCGTATCGTTCCACGTCGGCATCGCCTATCAACTCACTTGTTCTTGGATGTTTTTACGGCCTTCGTTGCAGGTGGCGCAGCAATAGCTTTGCCTTCGGCTCCCACCCCATCAGGTTCTTCATAGACACCGCACGCAACCGCTTTCTCCAGTGATATGCGTTGCCCCTTGCTAAAGAGCAGCATATGCACATCGGGGTGTGCCTCTGGGACAACCACCCCTTGTGCTGTCACGTAGATATGCTCTTTCACTGTGTACAAGTCTTGCGTCATCACTGGCTCCTTCACGATAGTTATCGGCATCGCTTTAGACGTAGTAGTCCACGATCACAGGGTTGCCGTTCAAGGCACTGCTGAGCGTCACTGTGTTACTCGCGATCACGGTGCTACTGACAGCGACCGTTGGGGCTGTCCCCTCCTTTGCCCCGTTCAGGTGCGCAGCGAGTACCGTGTTGCGGCTGAGCCGTCGCGATAGTCCGAGCTTCGCGCCAGTCCCGATCGCGACCGTATCCCCAGATGCGTTTGTCTTCGCTGGGAAGTTGATGCTGGTCACAGTCTTGAACGCCTTGCTGCCGACCACCGTAGCCGTCCCGTTTAGAGCGATGGTTTCGGTGAGCGTCACACCCTCGTAGTCAGTCCCTGTGATAACAACGTCACCAGCGATCCCGCTCGCGTTGCCAGTGATTGTGAGGTTGCGCGGCACATCAGGGTTGGTGATGCTGGTGGCTACGTCTGCGGCGGTAGCCCCGAGTGTGTATGCTGCACGTACAGCGGCGGTAGCCCCCACCGCTGGCGACCCAATCGCCTCCGAAAAAAGACTGGCATGTGCGCCAGCTATCGGACTTGAGTTCTCAATGATATTCCCAGGTGTCATCTGTCCGGTTGGTTAGGGTTTACGGTAAGTGGCTGGGGTGTGGCCACCCCAGCCGTTACGTCGTTGTGGCTGCTTACAGCCCTGTGATCTTGCAGAACGCGGCTGGGCGACGAATCACTAACGCCACGCGGGTCACGGCTCGAACGGCCTTCTGGCCTTTGGTGAAATCGTCGTTGATCCACCCCACCTCAACCTTCACGCCTTGCCGATACGCAAATCGCGAGTAGAGAGCGAAGTCACCTACCAACGCAGTGCCTGCACCGATCGCGCTGGTTTGGACTACGTTCACACCCCAGATGGTGCGGTTGACGTTCGGGGATGCAGGGTCGCCGTAGATAAACCGACCCTCGGCATCTTTCACGATGATGATGTTCTGCCAGTCTGTTGGGCTGAGAACGATCGCTGATGCTTCCGCCGAACCCGATGCAGAACTGCCGCCAGTGCTGACTTTCGTGAACGCCTTCATTATCGCGGTGAAGACATCGTCCGCACCTTTGGCTTGTGTAAGCACTCCAGATTTGTTCAGGATGCCCACCAAGTTCGGCGTGTTGCCGTCACCGTTGAGTGCTTGATACTCGACGTTCAGCCGCACCATCAGATCAAGGTTGTTGTTGAGTAGGGCAGCCACTTCACCAACATCTTCCAGCTGGCGGTCGGTGACTGGTATCCACGTCCCAATGTCTTCGATCGGCACGGTGCGCTCTGTGTAGGCCAACGCCGATTCAGCAAGAGCAGCACCTTCGGCACGGCTTGCGGCGGCGTTGGTGAACGTCGTCTCTTCGATGTACTTGATAGCGTTCTGGTCGGTTGTGCTGCCGGGGATGATGTCGGTCAGTACGATACGACGATTGGCATACGGGACAACATCGCCAGTACGCTGCGAAAATGGCGGGAACCCTGCCGATGTAGTCATCAACGTCTTGGTGTCATACCCGTCAACGTCAACGGATTGACCGACGGCGAACCGCTTCAACCCTTTCGCTTGCATGGTTTCCGCGAACGCATCCCCAAGCAGCTTCACCTGTGATGGCTGCGCCTCTTTGAATGGCGTTGCGAGGCGACTCACTTCTTGGGTCATGCTGCTGTGATACGCGCTGAGCGCGTCGTAGCTATTGGCTGCCTTGCGTGCGCCGTCGTACTGCGTGCGCAGGTCGCTAAGCTCCAACTCAAAGGCTTTGATCTTGTCGGTGTCAATGCTGGCCTTGAAGATCGGCAGCCCGTTCTCGTCTTTCGTTCCCGTGTCGTGATCCTTGTAGTAGGCAAGGGTCTCTTCGGTCTTTACTGCGAGCTTCTTGCCAAGCTCTGCAACGTTCAGGGTGGTCTCAGACATCTCTCTACACTCCTCGTTGTTGGTCGTTTGTGGTTATCTATCTTGGCTCTGTAGGGTCATGCTGTTGAGCAGCCAGTTGTACCCTTGCCGTGCTTTTATCTGTACGTCGTCGCTCGCTGTGCTAACCGCCTCGCTGTTGATTTCTTCCCCCTTCTCTTGCTTCCCCTCTTCGTCATCTCCAAGCATCGCCGATAGGCGGTCTGCGATCTCTCTGGCACTGGTGATCGCGCTCCTGATCGTCCCCTTGTTGCTGGCACTGAACGCCGCACCTGCTTTGACCTCAACATCCGCCTCATGCGCCACAGCATCCCCTAAGTCCTTCGCGCTCACCAACTGCGTCGCTGGGTTGCAGCCGATCAGTACTGGCGACCACTCGTAGAGCTTCAGCTCTAAAAGGTCAACGCAGCCCATCTCTTTGTTGGCCGATTGCTTTGTGACTGAGTAGCCAATAGAGAACTCGTCAACGATCCCGAAGGCGACATCCGAAAACGCATCCTTCCCGCGCTGCGTGTTGAGGTTGAACTGGGCTTTGATGTACAGCCCACCGAGCAACCTGATCTCTTCTGGCAACAGTGGGTCTCCTGGTAGCAGCTCACGCGCCTCGATGGTCTTTGCGATAGGCTGATCCCATTGGTGCATCCAGACCCCCTTCGGTAACTTCTGGATGAGCGATTGTGTAAAGGCTCCAGGTAGGATGCGCTCACCTGCGGAATCCACGTTCCCGAACACACTGACAACAGCTTCGACGACCCCCTGTGGTTGATCCACAACTTTTACGCTGTACCCCTGAAACGACTTGCGCTCTGGAGCGTGGTTCTTGATCTGCATTTAATGTCTCCCGTTGGGTGTTGGTTTTGGTGGAAGGACGAACGGGCTGGAAGCGATGGAGCCATCCGGCGTGACGACAGCCACCTGTGCATCCACGCCCTTCGCCTCGGCTTCGCCCCATGCGACCTTTGGATAGTCGTACACGAACCCAGAGTCCTCCTCTTCTGCGGTCAGTCCAAGCCTCGTACGTGCTTCACTCTTGCGGATAATCCCAGCCCTATACTCGTTTACTATCCTCTTAGACAACTCATCTGCGTTCGCTTGTAGTGCTACGATCTTGGATAAGTCCGGCACTATCCTTGCACCCTTCGGATGCTTCGCTGGGATCAGCCCTTGCGATAGCGTATCTGCGATCAAGAGCCACAAAGGGACAAGCACGTTCTGCACCCACTGCTGTCGCGCTTGCGCATAGTTGCTGTAGGTAGCGGTATCCAGTCCTGCACTTAGCCCCGCGACGATTGGGGGAATGGCGAAGCCCGCAGCGATACGGGTCTCTGGCACTTTTGAGAGCGCGTCAAGAGCAAGCTCTTGGAAGTCCAACCCGATACGCTGCACCGTCATGCCACCACGCAGCACAGCTACTGAACCACGGCCATCGCCGCCGAACCCTTGCCGTGCGGCTGCTTTGAACTGCCGTAGATCATCGTCATGTACATCGGCTCCAGCGGGGAAGCTGAAGACTGTCTGTGGGACTGCATCGTTCTTCAATAGAGCGTACTGGTATCGTATCGCCTCGTTGATGGTGTCTATCTCACGAGACAACGCAAGAATCGGGGCGAGACCTTCCCACGGAGCTGAGGGGTTGACCGATGGCCACTTGCAATGAATCACCTGGTCCCGTTCTAACCGCTTCCCTTGCTCTGAGCCTATGGAGTAGATGAAGTGATCTATCCATTCGGTCTGCGATGGGACGGGCTTGATGTTGTCAATATGGTACGGATAGAGAGAGACTACACGCCCATATCCATCCTTCACCTTGTGGAGGTAGGCGTTCCCGCCAATCAGTAGGTAGATCATCAACTGCTGCGCAAACTGCCGATAGTGCATATCGGGGTTTGGAGCATCGAGCAACGCTTGAACGGGGTCATCAGGCAGCGGGTTGCCATCACGATCTACAACCTTCATCCGCGCCTCTGGGAACGCGAAGGCATAGCTCGTGATGCACGCAAAGACTGCTGCGTTTGCTTGGTATCCCTCGCGCATCAGTCGGTCAAAGATCGGGGCGATCCAGTTGACCTTTGCCCATGACGGGATAACCGGAAGCTCTGTCCCCTTCAGGGCTATCCGCGCTGCCATCTTGCGTATGTATCGAGATAGAGTCATCTTTCGTTTGTCTTACAAGAAGCTGATCCCGTACTCTGTGCGCCTTGCTACAACCTGGGCAAACGCCCCGCTCGTCGCATCCACTTGGTCGTCGTGGCCCCCGTTGGGGAAAGCCGTCATCTCGTCCCGATAGCCGTCCGTCCACGGTGCATCTATCACTCGAACGTTGCCCGCTGCACACTGATCCGCGAAAGGGTCTGCACGGGTCTCCTTGTCCCCCTTTGGAGCCACCACCTCAACGCGGTGGCCTGCCAACTTTTTTACTATCGCATCAGTCACCTCAACAGCCAAGCCAACGCCTCGCTCGATGTAGGTCTTGATCCTGTCCCCGTACCGCTCTTTGTCACGTGCAGCAGTCGCAAGGATATGCTCGTTCCGCTCGTTCGGCGACCATTGCCCATGCTGCACATCTACCACCCAGAACAATCCATCATCGCTGCGCGTCATCAATACGCCTGCGGAGTAGTCCGCGCTTGCGCTCTTGCTCCCACCCAAGTCCCAGAACCTCACCCAGCGACTCGTTCCAGATGGAGCGACTGACACTACTGGCAAGCCTTCGTACTTGAACAGGTTCCCCTCGCGCATCTTTGGGTCTTGCTGGTACACAGCCTGAAAGAGAAACGGGTTCAGCCGCTGCCTATCCTCCAGCGTCTCCTTGCTGAACCGCTCCGGCCAGAGCGCGTCGCCAATCTCTCGCGGCGGCCTGCTCGCCTTCGGGTCTATCAGTCGCAACAACCGGAGTTCTTCGTCAGGGTCTTCGCAGATCGCTGGTATCTTGACGATCTCCCAAGCCGATGCCTCCCTCTTTAGCAACCGCCCAGCAAGGTCATCTGCGTGCCACCGCGTCATAATGATGAGCTTGCGCGTATCGTCGTGCGTGCGGGTCAGGAAGTCCGAGAAGTACCAGTTCCACACCATCTCCCTCACAGCCTTCGACACCGCCTCTACGTAGCCTTTGACCGGGTCGTCGATCAACCCAACATCGCTTGGCTTGCCAGTGATCCCACCGCCTACGCCAGCACACACATACCGACCACGCCGACCAACAACCTCGAACTCATCGTTGTTGCGAAGCCACGATCCCGACACCGTTCGGATGTTGCGCCCATTGAGCGTTGTGTCGGGGAACAGTCTGCGATACTCGGGACTGTCAATCGTCCGCTGTATCTCTCGGTTCATCCCCTGAATCAGGTCTGCGGCATAGCTCGAGTGAACCATCTTCAAGTCGGGGTTGTGCCCAAACATGTACGCAGGGAATCGCCGACTGATCAGCTCCGACTTGCCATGCTGCGGAGGGATGAACACCATAAGGTTCTTCACCTCTCCACGCTGGAGCCTATCCAGTGACTTACAAAGAACTTCGTGGAACCATGCAGGCCGATACTCAGGGTTCACATACCGGACAAACTCCAGCATCCCCGCCCGCGCTTGCCTCCGCGTAACAAGCTCCATGGCTGCTGCCTTCTTGGTAACCTGCGGCACGGCCTCTCTCAATAGCATAGAACGCCTGAATCACATCTTCGACTTTGATACTCGTCATGCACTCCGTTGGCTGCGATAGGCTGCACGTGTTGCCTTGCCCAAAGCCTCGCGCTACATGGAAGTTGCATGGAAGTTTGCAGTTACTTGGCTTGCCCCGAACGATCTGGATCAACCTCACTCTGCACTGCTGCCGCCGTATCCCTTCGATCACAACGCTTGCGCCTGTTGGCCCCATCAGTGCGATGGTTGGCCTGCCAAGAGCGATGGATAGCGCAAGCACTCCAGTATCTACCGACACCACAACACTCGCCCCGCGGATCATCTCGATCAAGCTCCAGACATCTGCTGCGACTTCCGCCCCTTCGTCGGCCTTGCCAACGCTGCGAACTCGCTTGTATCCGAACCCGCTGCAAGCCTGGCGGAGTGCGCTCAGCAGCTCGTATCGGTGTGGGTAGTCGCGCCGCTCGTTAGAGGCTGTCAGCGCAACCAAGATGTAAGCCCAGTGACCATAACCCGGTGCTGACGGAGGACACAACGCCGTGCGATAATCGAACCGTGATCGAAGGTCAAGGACTACGCCGATAGCGTCCGCAAACTGCGTCACCCGATCCTTGCGCGACGCGCCACTCACCTCTTCGTCATGGTACAAACACCACTGCGACAGCGCGAATATCTCACCAAAATCTCGCTGCAAACGGGCGACCATGCCGAACTGTTCACCGCTGTACGTCCGCACATCCAGCCCTAACGATCTCCAGTAACTCGACCGCCACATCGGAGCGCGAAACGCCGTTGTATAGATCGTGACCCTGTAGCCATCTGCGATCTTCTGTGCGACCCCCGGCATACTGGCAACGTCATCGCCAACGCCATTCTCCCACATCAATAGTGCAACCTTCTTGGGGTCGCCTACGCCCTGCGTGACGTGAGGAACGTGATGCCGCATCAATCGTCACCCCCTGCTGCTGCAATCGCCATCAACTCTGCGTCGCTGAGGTCTTGCACTGTCTGGTGCTGCACTGGTCCACCGTTCGCGCCTGTCAACTCCACCCGCTGCAAGCGGCGGAACGCTGGATGGTGCGCTTCCAGAAGCTTTTCCATAAGCCGATCACTGTACTCTCTGACAGACCCCACCTGCGTCCCACCCTGATAAACTGGGCGATCCACGCCATCAACTGCACGCCGCCACGCTTCCTCCATCAACGCGTCCGAAGCCTCGGAGATAGCCTGGTCCCAACGGGCGGCGAAAGACTCGTTCTCCGATCTGCGCTTGTACGCCGTGGCTCGCTGTATCCCCGCTGCGCGGCACGCTTCGGTGACGTTTGCCCTTTTGGAGAGTGTCCCCAAGAACGCCGCCTCCCAAACTCGAGGCCGGCTTAGTGGCTGTCGCGCCTGTGTGGTGTCTATATCTGTCAACCCGCGAATCTCGCTATGTGCTTTGCCCCGTGGCATTATCCCCCCGCCTGTGGTAGTGCGAACGGGTTGCGTATCCCCTGCATCACTTCTTCTCACCCCCTGCTGTCGCATCCTTCGCAAATAGCCCAACCACAAAAAGCGCAACGGAGATGATCCCTGTCTGCACTTCCGGCGGTATCTCTACGATCCCGAGAGCTTGTAGCACCGTGGCCAAGCCTGCGATAATCGCCCCCGTAGTAGTCTTCCAATTGCCCATGCTGGCTCTCCTGATTGTCTGTAATAGGTCAATGATTTTTAACGCGGCCTGTATCTTCTCCCAGAGCGAGAGCTTTACCTCCCAATCGCCAACGGGCTTACTCTCTATCTCCGAGAGCGTTGGCCACTCTGGCTTCGGCTCTGCCTTTGGACTCAGCTTCTCCGGCTTCTCTGTCTCTACTGGTCCTATCGGCTTCCAGTAGTTTTCGGGGTCGTAGTTCATGGGCCATCAATCAGGATGTAGGGGATCGTCTTTGCCCCGTGTCGCGTCATCTCTCCCTCCACAAGGCCGATAAAAGAGGGCCATTGATCCGGTGGGATAGTCTGGCAACCGAGCGATGACGTGCTACTCCTTGCGCCCCGATGGATGTTGATCCCGAACATCCCCGTATCCTCCCCCTTCCCGTCGCGTGTCACCGTCACCTTCCCTGCCTGCACCAGTGCCTTGTACCTGCGTGCTGCGGGCTTGGATAGCCCGTGGATACCGATCTTGTACCACCACACCCCAGGCTTCAGCACGGCAACGCCCCTGCGGGTGATGCTGGGGTCCGTGTTGCCGTTGAAGGTCGCGTAGGCCGTAGGGGAGATGACCACGACTGCGTCGTCGTAGATGCCGCGGTCGTTCTCACCTGCCTTGCCCATTGTGTCGCGGTAGTATCCACGGATGCCGACAATCGCCAGCCCCTCGATGTTGTACCGATGGAGTATCTCTGCGATGCTCTCCTGCGTGATCTTCGGCTTTGATGCTGGTATCATATCGGCTTGTCAGTTAACGTTGACCGCGTACAACAGGCCGCTTTGGCCTATCCCACCCCAGAGGGTTAGCGGCAGCGTCATCACTCGCCACGCACCGCCAACACGCACAACCGAGACCACAACCCTGAAGCTGAACACCGCGCCGTTGGGGCTTGCCAGCTTGTCAATGATTGCAAGGCCAGCATCCCCCAAGCCATACACCGATTGCTCTGCAAGGGATGCGTAGCCGGTCAGGTGATCCACGCTCATTGCAGACCCCAGTCGAACAGCACGGAACAAATGACTATGCCGTAGAACAGCAGCATCACGACGATTGCAAGCAGGTTCAGGAATCGCTCGGTTGTCATCTACCACTCCCGATTATGGGCTGAGCTGTGGCGGTTCGGTGGGGGGCAGCAGGCAGAAAAAAGGACGGCGATCCGATGATGCCTTTTGCACCCCATCGAATCGCCTGCACAAAGATAGGTACACCATAGCGGTTTTGTCAAACGCGGGGTTAGCCCCCCTTCGCTGCCAGTCTCGCAAGGTGTCGCTCGGCAGCAGCCCGATAGAGATGCCACCCGCTGGCAATGCACTGCCACGTTGGTTCTCGGCGGGTGTCCCATCGTAGTATCTGGTATCCCAGCACCTCGGTTCTGGCCAGCATGGCGCAGATCACATGGCAACGGCTCACCCCTACGATTAACCCGCGCCCTTCATCCCCGACGGCAAGCAGCGCGCCGACAAAAGCATCCGACGGCATGGGTACGCGGGGCGGTTTGATTGTCCGTCGGCAGGAGGATGGCATCGCTGGCGGTTTGTGTAGTTAGGCGAAAGATAGCTCCAGTGCCCTTGCGGCTTTGGCGATTCGCTCCGATGCCGCCGTGAAGTAATCGAGATCGCGTTCGATGCCGATGAACCTACGATTGCACCGCATGGCAGCAACGCCAGTCGCGCCCGATCCCATGCAGTTATCCAGCACCGTCTCCCCTTCGTTGGTGTACGTTCGGATCAGATACTCCATCAGAGATGCGGGCTTTTGTGTGGGGTGGGTCATGCGTGAGCCACCAACGGAGCTGTCGAAAAAATCCGGCTCATATCGGACGTTAAAGATTGACCGAGGGAACCCTGTGCTGGTGGGGCTGCTTGTTCTGGATCAGGTTGTGATACCGCGATAGCTTGCCGTGAACATCGCCAATCACAAGGATCGGTGGGCGCGGTTGTGTTGCGGTCATTATCCCTTTATGTAGAACCTGAACACGTGTCGCCCACCACGCTCCGACGATTCCCAATAGCGCGGCCAGAACGTCCAGTTGCCTTGTAGGGCCGCGATAATCTCCTCATTGCCGCTCCAACCGCCCGTGAGAAGGGTGAGGCGGTAGCCGTCGGGGGTGTCATCCCCACGGAACCAGAGAAAGGTCGCCCCCCACCACACCTTCTTCACCACCTTCAACAAGCGGCTCACCTTATGCTCATGGCAGCAGTCATAGCCCTTGATCCAGTCAAGCAGTTCCTCGCTGGGATACTGGCCATCGAAGAGGTTTTTTGGCGGTTTTATCCCGCTCATGCTTGCTCCTTCGTTGGCGTGAGATATGGGACGATGGATTGCACGCGGCCATCTACGAACCAGCAACGGTATCGCCACTCTAACCGCATCTCACCCGTGTACTGCAACTCAATCGGTGCTGGCAGTGGCTCACACCATGGCCCTGCGACTTGCAACAGTTGCCCATCCGCCGTCAGCACGTAGTGCTCAAGCTGGCGGTCAAGTGCTTTGGTCTGTAGGGTGATCCCCTCAGGTGGCATCTCCGACCTATCTGGTAGTGGATAGTGTACTGTCACCAGCGCAAACATTCCCATGATTGATCCTGTGTTAGTTCCCCCGATTCCGAGGGGGGTGGCGTTAACCTTTGGGGTTAACGAATTTGACATTTTCTGCATGTATCCCCCTGCGATCCAAAGATTCGCGCATACAATCAGCGACCGCATCTATCATACGCACCACCAAGTCTGTTTCGCGGAAGGCGATCCTTCTGTCCTGTAAGCGCCCTGTTGTTGGGTCGTCAGTAATTGCTATCACCGTACCCTCTCCCGTCACGCCGACACGCACGCAGAACCCGTCTTTGAACCTATCGTTTGTGTCGGGGAATTTTTCAAAGCTCTCGACGAATGCCTCCCGCTTGGCGAGTAGTGCATACAAAAAACTCAGTGCTTCTAACTCTTCGCGTGTGAACCGTTCGTATCCTGCTGGCAGTTCATTCATTGTTTACCCCTTAGTTGGTTTCGTAGTCTCTTCCTCTCAGCAACCGCTTGATCTATCGCCTTGCTGTACACACCTTCATCGCTTAGGTAGCCAACAAGGGCGAACTCAACCCCATCTATCGCGATCTTCCCGACGTGCGAACTTCGCTCAAACTCCACAACACCACTATTCCTTGCATACGTGCGCTTCCCAAGTAACTCGACCCTGATGGAGCATCGGTCTTTATCGGCGATGATGGTGACTATAAGGTTTTCGTCGGTGTTGTCGCCGTGGAATATCTCTTGCATCGCCACTTTGAGGAAAGCCGCACAATCGGTGGCCTTGTATATGGTCTGCTGCTCGTTCATCTCTTATCCTCTTTTGCGATGTATCAAGGAATATCAAACGCAGTCCCGCTTTCCAAGTAAAAGATTCGCCCTTCTTCTTCGCCCGTCTCTCCGTTCTTGAAGGAAAGAATATCGTGTGGAAGCCGTTCGACTTGCATCATGGTTCCACCTTTTCAAGCGATGCTGATTCGTGCTGAATTTCTTCGACGATTTCCCGCGCCTTTTCAAGAATGCGAATCGAATTTTCAATCGCCGAAGACGTTAATTCCGCGTCCCATGATTCCATCGCCCGTGCCATTAATACCCGTACCATCGCCGCCATATTTTGCAGCGTGCTAAATTTGACTTCGTTATTCATGGCGTTTCCTCTTTGGGTAATGCCAGCACGGCTTCTTTTAGCTCGCGAAAATAACGGGTTATCGTCGCAACCAATCCCGAAGCGATTCCTTTTTGGATATAATCCGGCGCGGCGAATTCTTCTTCCGGCGGTAGCAGGTAAAAGCATTTGCCGAACGGGTCGTTCGCGTGTACCACCATCTTTACGTAATGGTCGTTTTTGGGATTGAATGCGATTCTAATTGTTAGTGAGTTTTGATCTCCATCCTTCGTTAGAGTTTCTGGCTCCGTTTCGGAAAACCGAACCAAAGCGTCAATCCACCCGTCAAGAATCGCCGAAGAAGACTTCGTTATTTTTGACTCTTGAGTTTCCGCTTTTATTGCTGTGCGATTCATTGTTATTGCTCCGTGATTTGGTTTTGGTTATTGATTGTTTCGCGTCCGTAGTGAATCGTTGACCACTCCAAAACGTGGTCGGTCATAACGCTTACCCTTATCTGTTCTTCGTAGATATTGCGGAACGGTCGAACGTGCCACCCCTTCGCAATCCCACTTGAATCACCGAAAAGCGGAACCATTTCCTCAAAGAAAAACGCTTCGTATTCCATCCGCCCTTTCACCTTGCTTAATCGCTTCCTATGCTTGACCAAATGCGCTTTTGATAAAGGTCGCTCATGCCGTTGGCTCCTCTAAGTATTGCTGCCACGTTCTGCCCCATTGCAGTTTGATCCAATCCTTTCCGGCTTCAGTTGCCACATCCATACTGTAATAATCGCCGCCGCCATTCCTCATACCTTCCGAATTGTGATACTCCGCTGACATGATAAACCGGCCATTTTTCTCTGCGACATTAAACGTGCCAATCCACACGCTCCCCACCGTAGCGTTTACTCGGAAGCAATCGTCTTTTTCCTCTTCAAAGCTGACTGGCGGTGTCTGCTTCGGGATTTGATTGAACCACCTCTCCCATACAGCCTCCCAAGCCTCACGGGCCTTATACCAAGTCCCCCATTCCTCTTGCGTGATAAGGCATAGGTCAAAAAGACAGAACCCAGCACCTTTGTTATCTAAAACCATTGGCCCCCTGTTATAGCTATACTGCTCCGGCACGTCAAGCAGTATCCACGACCCATCGGTAAAACTGGCTGACCAGCGTGTAAGAACGCAGATGGTTTTCCCGATAGCATGATCGAGTGATCTCAGTTGCTGTGATAGGATCTCTTCCAACTTCGCCAGTAATTCCGCTGGCAGATAGTCTTTGATTTGTGGTTCTGGTGTCATAGTCGGTTCTCCAAAAGTTTTTCTTGATCTATTTCCCCACGATTAGTTTTGCGGCATCCCGTGCGTGCTGGCTGCACGGCTTGGTGATACCTGTGGCGGCTCGCATCATGCTGCGATCCCACTTGGCCGTTGTCGGGCGTACCATCATGGGCTTTACTCCCAGCGTCTTGCAGTGCTGCTCCAGTAGGCCGGTGTCGCGCTTGACCGCGCCGACGTTTTGAGCGATCTTCAGCATGGCCGCAGGTGATGCGCCCTTGCGGTGAAAAGCCGGCTTGTTCTGGCGTGCATCCTCGATCCATATCTGCGTCCGTGCGATCCCATGCTCCCGCACCAACGTGGTGAGTAGCTCCATCGCTGGGAGTAGCTTTTTCGTGGTCACTTGCATCGGCTCGCGCCCGATCTTCCACGCGATCCCGCAATCCGTCCCGGGGTCTATCCCGATCAAGAGGCGCGGTGCGTTGGGGTCGCCACGCTCTCCACGCTCTCCACGGGTGCGCGGGCTATATCGTAATGGCTCGGCGGCTACTATCATGCCTGGGTCTTTCATGCTTTCTCCTGTGTGTGTGTTAGTGCCGATTTATGGGCTTTGCTTGCCCTGTGAGCGTGTTTTGGGGTCTTACCCTTGCTCGGATATGGGTAGGCTGTTTTCTAGCGTCAGAATCGAACTACGGGCTTGAGAAAGCCAGAGTAGATAATCAGCCCGTTTGCGTTGGTACAACTGCGGGTCTGCCAGTATCGCTTGGGTCTCGGCTCGGAGTAGCTTGAGTGCGTGCTGGGACGCAATTGCCGCTTGCTCCATGTTCTGTGCTTTTAGCCGCCAGTCTGCCACTATCGTCAGATCAAAAAGCTTTTGCTGGAGGTCAGCGTTCAGGCGGTGTAGTGTGTCCACCTCTCGGAGTGTCTTGACGTACTCAACCCTGAACATCCCGCTCCCCTCTTCGGCCTTTTCCACTGCTGCTTGGCGATCCAGTGCCCTTGCGTAGTCCATCCCCTCGCGCCTGGCGTTCTCGATCCGCAGCCGATACGCCTGCCGTGATAGCACTACGCTACCATCAATGAGGCTCTCCCACTGTGCGGGGGTGGGGAAGAAGTCGCTATACTCAAGAATCGCTGCATGGCCCCGCTTGCTCCAGTCCCCACGGAGTATCCACAACTCGGCCTTGTGCCGCTGCTCCACGGTGTAGCCATCATGTGCCAACCAATCGCAGAGTAGGATGACGCGATCCGGGTCCGTCTTGATCCCCCTCGCCACTAAGAGCTTTCGGGCGATCTCCAGCACCCAGTCCCGCAAATTTTGCTGCTGCTGCTTCGAGGTCGTGGGCGTAGTCGAGGCAGTCGGCGACCCCTGCCTGCTGCTTGCCTTGCTTGATGTGTCCATTACCTGCTCCCTGCCTTGTGTGTGTGTGCTTGCGATTGTCATCATGCCACCGCTGTAGCCGCAGCCCCCAGTGCGCGATCTGTTGCCCGCTCTTGCTCTTCCAACCGTAGGTCGTGAAGTGCTGCCAGAAGTGGCGGCACGCATCTGCGGGGATGTTCCGCAGCCCCCCATCTTCGATCACTTCCTCCTCGCTCGGATAGCCGTAGGCCGTGTTGTACCTGCTTTCCAGTGCCGAATCTCTCGCACGCGCGATAGAGGAGTGTAGATATTCTTCTTTCTCTTTCTTTTTCTCTTTCTCTTTCTTCGCGCGCGATCTACTTATAATAGGCTGCTTCACTGCTGCTTCACTGCTGCTTCGCTCCTGCTTCACTCTTGCTTCGCTACTCTGCGATTCCGTGGAAATTTCCGCGTTTTTTGCTTCACTGCTGCTTCGCTCCTGCTTCACTCTTGCTTCGCTCTTGCTTCGCTCCTGCAAAGTGACGGTTTCGCCGATATAGTCACTCACCCTCTTGCGGTTCACAGCCCCGTTTGCGGCAAGGAATCGGTACGCCCTCCCTTCACTCCACCGCCACCTTTTGGCGTAGTATCGGTGCGGCTGGATGCCCCCCATATCCTCGGCGATAGCCAAGTCCCACAGCGCGATTTCTTGCGTGACTTCCCGCCCACTCTCTAACCAACAGGTCATCATATCCATCGCTACGTTCTTCCTCGTTACGCACCACCCCCCACTCTCGACGATCTTATCTCGTACTACTCCCATGCGATAGTCCATTTAGGGTGATAATGATCCCCTGAGGTAGTTCGACCGTCAGGGGGTGGCCAATCTGCGATCGTCCGTATCCCATGCTCCCGTATCATGCGCCGCAATACCTTGACCGAGCAACCCCATATGGAAGCCGCTTGTGGGATGCTCACCCCTCTGTCATACATCGCCATCGCCACCCCCTCGGCACTGCCGTATCACCACCTTTGCAGGCGGGTCGTAGTCCCGTATCCTTGGGCCGATCACTCCCAGCCCAAGTGACTGGTGGCTCATCCGGTACATGTGCGCGATATACTCTTCCTTGCTCTTCTGCTCGAGCCGATCCAAGATCAGCCGCTTCCCTATGATGTCGGGAAAGTGCTTGTTGTACAGGTAGGCCACGAATCCCTCAAGGCTCCGCACTGTATCCGGTCGGGCTGTGATGCTCTTCTCGAACGCGGTGATAGTCACTGTCAACATGCCCCCTCCTCCGGTACGGCGATTGGCTCTTCCGACAACCGAAGAAGAATGATCTCCCGTATATCGCCGAGTATCTCTTTGTCCTCCAACGCTGCCACAAACTCATCGTAGGCGGCGACTGGCATATCCTTTGTGGATGCTGGCAACCTGCGGTTCTCCAGCAGCATATGCACCTCCCCATCGCTCCAGCCGTGACTACGTGCCACCGTCCACAACCGCTTGCGCTGGTCGTCAGTGATGACCTTTGCAGGTGGGGCCGCATGGGCGGCCATCTGTCCCCCTTGTAACTTCCCCTCCAACACTTGCAGAACCTGCGTCAACTCTTCATTCGTCAGCAGGGCGTAGTTGCTGGTGCCGCCCTGCGATACCTTTGTAGCGATACGGCTCTTTAGGCTTGGGTCGCTCCATGCCTCTCCGTAGAGGCGGCTTCCTGCTGCGTTGATTCTCTCCATCAGTGAGAGAGCCTTTGCCGTGGTCGGTGAATGCTCTTCCTCTGGTACTGGCAGTGCCTTCGCCTCTGGCTTGTAGGCCACCTCGTTATCGGCTTGCCCCATCTCTTCGGCTGTGTACAGCCCCGATAGGTCGTTGGGAAAAGCCGCCCGCAGTGCAGCCGCTTCGGCACACTTGGCCAACTGGTTGTCTGGCATCCGCGCCCAAAAATCAGAGGGCTTACCCTCCTTGGTGGTCTGCACGTAGGAAGCCCAGCGCACTACGCGATACAGTGGCTGCGAAAAGTCCTTGCGCAAGACCCCTACCCGTGCCGCTGCTGGCGGTTCAGGACGCAGCCATACGTCCACCCATACCCCATCGTCCCCACACCACTCCGGGGCGGTTTGCCCAGCGTATAGCCCGCTCCGTTCTGCGATCACCCGAAAACCATCAATCCCCGTCTGGATGCTCATCACTTCTCGGCGATCTTTGCCGCTCCATCGCTTGACTGCGTAAATTTGTCTTTGGAAAGGGTCTAGCCCCGTCCGTTGTGCTACGGCCACAAAAAGGGAAAGCTCTTCATCCGTCACCCCTTTTGCGATCACACTCTTCAAGAGTGCGACCTGATCTGGGGCCATTGTGCTCAGTGCTGTGCTCATATGTGTGTCTCCTTAGAAAAAGTGCCTTGTGAGTAGGTATATCATGCCAATCGCTGCCATCAGTAGAAAGCCATTTGCGATGCCACGCATCAGGCGATCTTCGGGGGGTACTTCCCCGATTTCGTCGTCGTCGTAACTCAGCATGGGGTGATCTCCTCCCGCCATGCCTTGCGCATGGAAAGTTCTTCGAGTGCTGATTCCTCGGTCGGGTGTAGATAGCAGTGCTTTATCCAGCAGGTCACCGCGTTCCCTCGCCCTGTGTCCTCTGCCACCTGCACACTACCTAATGCTACCATCGGCGGATGCCCCACGCTTTTCCCGTGTCGCACGTTCAGCGCGTCATCTATCCACCACACCTCTCCGCCTGTCGGTATCGCAAAAGGTGGACGCGGTGGTAACGCTTCTTCGTAGCCCTCTTCATACTCGCTATAAAGCTGATCTACCAACTCCATCGCTTCCTCCATCGCCACGCTGAAGGCTTCTCGTCGGTCGGTGTACACTCGGCAGGCATCAATCTTGAAGATGTGGCCGCTATTGAACCCCGATCCCTTGTCGCTGATCTTGTACACCTCTGGTGAGAGGTAGCAACGCTCCAAAAACGTGCCGCCCCACACTTGCCCCGACTTTGAGATGTACCAAACACGCTGCCCCTCTTTTGGGGAGGGTGGCTCGGTGTCCATGCTTGACACCCAGCCGCTGCGGTCTTGGCCTTGCTGTACATCGTACAAATATTCTTTGGTCATCATGGTGCCGTCTCCTTCAGTTTTGTGATTAGATGGTATGGGAAGTAAGTGGGGGCAACCGCCCCCTGTGGTTGCGCGTTAAAGGTCTTCAAATAGCACGAGCGGCTCTTCCGACGCGAGTGATGCTTCCGATGTCAGCACCCAGTCTATCTCGGCTGGCTCTTCTGGCGGGTTGGCCGTGTCGTAGGCGATCTGGCGGATGGCGACACCGAGGCCGTAGACTACGCGGTAGATGTGGCGGCGGTCGGAGATCAGTGTCTCCGCGTCCAGGTCGTCGGGTGCGATGACCACAAGAGCCATCGTATAGACGCACCACCACCCTGCGAGCGGTGTCCCCTCTCCCTCTCTGTCGAGGTCTTCGATGCTGTCACGTGTGGAGATGACGGATGCGCTCACCACCGTGCAGTCTCGCACGGTCTGGCCTGCCCATATCAGGCAGGGGGTGGATATGTATCGTGTCCAATGCTTTTCGGCGTGCTGTGTGTACACGTTGGCGAGTAGCGTGATGATGCGTGGCATGGTGTAGTCTCCTATTGGTTATGTGGCAGGTCTCTTGCCTGACCACATACAAATATAGCTAAATCCGGTGGCGTATCCAACCGAAGCGACAGCCAAAATGCACTGAAAATGAGTTTTGTAAACACTGTAACATTTGCCGCTATTTTTATGGCGCGGTCATATCCGCCAGCATCTCCTTGATCTTGCCCACTCCTTTTTCGGTGTAGAGTGTGACCCGATTGCTGATCGCCACATAGTCCATCCCCGCGTCCAGCTTTGGCGCATACTCATAGCGGCGGGCTTTGATGTCAGCGCGGCCTTTACGGTACTTGCGGAGCCGCTCGGTCGCAGCCTTCCAACGATCTTGCGGAACTCCCAGCAGATCGAAGACTTCCTCCTTCGCGTACCGCACCCCGATTTTTTTCGCCTTTGCCATGCTATCTCCCATGATGTGATTGATCTGGCAAAGGTAATGAGTGGGGGCTGTCGGGGCTGTAACCTTCCGAAACTAACAGCGGGGGGGAGATCATACTAAAGAGAAACGCCCGTCGGGGATAGCCTGACGGGCGGTTTTATTACTCCTTCTATCTCACAGGATGACCTTATCGGTAGTGGTGATGTCGGGCGCGATATTGATCGCGGCGATAGATAGACTAAGGCGGGTGCGTAGTGCGGTGATCTTCGTACCGACCTCGGTACGGATAGATGTAGGCAGGACGGTATAGAGCTGGCTTGCGGCAAGGGCTTGCGCGGTCACGGGGTCTATCCCTTGCGATTGCAGGGTCTCCGTCATCTCTCGCAGCGCAACGCGCAGTAGCTCACCGATGCGCCGGATGCGTGCATCCGATAGCCGCTCATCGCGATCTACGGCTGGCAACCCCGTGTCGGGATCAACCGGCCCCGAGTAGTCGCGGATCAATCTTTGGATAGGCTGAATCATTGTAGGATGACCTCCCCCACAAGGGCGTTGTAGTAGCGATTGGCGGATGCTGCCGACCATGTAGCGGTGATGGCCACGGTGAGGTCGCTGGTAAACGTGACGCTGGTGATCTCTCCCCCCTTCTTGCCGCTGGCGAACTCATCCCCGCCGATCACTTCGTTGAGTGCTGCAAAGTGCCACTCTGCGGCCATGCCATAGGCGTAGTCCCAGCCTGACACCCACACGCTCGATCCGTCTCGCAGTAGTAGCAATCGGTAGGGCATCCGAGTATATCCCGATCCGCCGATAGTCGCGGTGTTGAGTGTCAGGGTGCTACCCCCGACCTTCGCCTTGATGGTGAGCGTCGGCGATCCACCATCCAGATTGCGCCACTCTATCATGCCGCGAATCTCGACGTAGTGGCCATCGCGCCAGCAGTTGGCGGGGACAGTGGCCTCGATGACCAGTGTCTCCGTTGCGGTGTTGGAGCAGTCCCGTACGGTCGTCGGTAGTACGATGACCGCCCCGATGCTGTGGATCGTGGCCTTGCGGTTGGCGGTCGCGCTGGCATCGTACAGGGGGATATAGTCTGCCGAGGGGTCAACGGTCGTTGTGGCCGTTGCCCCCGTGATGTTGGTGAGTGATAGCGCGATGGTGTCGCTTGCGCTGATCTCTCCCAGATCGGTCGCGCCAATCACAATCGGCCGCTTATCTGCCATGATGCTACGCCCTCACTACGATGGTGCCAGGTTCGAAAGAAAGCTCTGTCGCGGAGATAGCTGTCCCTACCTTTTGGACGACGTTGCCACTGCCTGACGGTGGCGTTGCAGTGATCCCCCCTGCCGTCGTTGCGAGGTAGTACGTCGCCCCGATGGTCAGCCCCGATAGCCCTGAGATAGTCCCCTCAAAGTTGATCGTCCCCGATGCGCCGTTGCTTATCGCAGATGGTGCAAAGCCGACTGCGTTCTTGCCGGTCGCCGTTGCGTCTGCCTTGCGCACCTTTGCGCCCGATGAGTCGTGGACGTTTACGATGTCTCCAGCACTGATCGCCTCGCTTGCGGTCATGCTCTTGGAGTCGGAGCCTACGCCTGACGGCATCATGGTGCTATCAATTTTGCCGCTTGCATCGAGCGCGACGATCTTGCCCGCGTCACCCGCACCTGCGGATGCGATTTTTGCCTCGACCTCGGTCAGTACGCCACTGACCAGCTGAATCGGTTTGTCTGCCATGGGATCACCTTACGATTGTTTGATGGATGTCTATGTAGATGGTCGTGGCACTGATCGGAAAACCGATTCGCGCCACAAAGCCGCTTGTTGGTGGGGTCTGCGTGAGCTGCCCCGATGTGCCGAGGAAGATCGGTAGGTCGAGCGTCCACGCCCAACTTCCTTCGGTAATCTCTCCGCGTGTGCGGATCGTGACCGATGCGCCGGATGACGCTGCGCCTGTCGTGATCCCCAGCACCTTGTGAGCGTGTGAGGGTGTAGATCGGTCAGCGTAGATCGCTTGGCCGCTGCCGTTGAGGACAACAGCCCTATGGCCTCCCAGAGCCTCGCCAGCGGTCTTTTGGAGGTCGGTGCTGCCATCGCTCCCACTTGCCCCTTGGCTGCCTGCTATGGTCAGCACAACGGTATCCTCGGAGGCTACTGCGATGGTCGTCTCTACCGGCTCTCCTTTTAGGACGATGGTCTCTGCCATGGCGGTCTCCTTATGGGGTGTCGGTGTAGGATAGGCTGCTCACCATTGTGACCCTCCCATAGGCGAGTTTACGGTACTTGCTCGTTGTGTCCAGCCACTGCACCTCGTAGTAGCACTCTGATGGATAGCTGGTCATGCTGCTGGTAGCAGATGCCGTGAAGGTGTAGGTCAGGACGTTGCTACTTGCGCCGCTGATGGTGAACGTCCCGTTGACCGAGTTATCCGTCGCCCCCTCTGCTGATGCCACAAGAATGCGCACGGTGTAGCCTGTGAGGTTAACCGCAGTTCCTGCGTCATCTGTCACGGTGAGAGATAGCACGGAATCAACACCGCGATGGATACGCAAGTCAATTTCTGCTGGCTTGTTTAGCTCGACGTTTATCATGGCCGCTTCTCCTTGCGCAACTCCCTGATGTCATCACGCACCTCCTTGACCATATCGCCAATCTCGTCCATGCGAGATTCCAGTGATCTTGTCCGCGCATCGAACGTCTCCTTGTTCTGCTCGATAGCCTCCTTAACCATGATACGCACCTCATCCCGTTCTGGGCGTGCTGCGTTGGCGATGGCTGCGTTGTAGATGATACCTGCGATGGTAATTACCATCGGCAGCCAAGCAAGCCAAACGCCTTTAAGGTCAATCTTCGTACTGCCGTCAGGATCAACTTTTGCGCGTGCCGTCATGGGAAAAGCTCCTTTTGAGATTAGTCTATGTAGTACCCGAAAATCTCTACCGCAAGCGTGAGTGTCGTCGCCGTTGCTCCGGTGCTGATGCGGAATGTTGCGTTGCCCCCACCACCAACCAAGTTTGCTGCTGCTGCCGCTTGAATCACCGTAGCCTTATCCACCGCCGTTAGCCCTGTTAGCGTTGTTGTGCCGATAATGTCGGTATAGGCTGCGCCAATAACACCAAGCGAACACCGCGCTGCTACGGTCACAGCTGTTGTTGTTGTTGTCCGCACAATCATGTGGGTAACGACACACTTGCGACCGCTATCGGTGATCGGATTGATCGTGTGATTTGCAATCGTTTTGCCATCTATCCCCGTCTTGCGCCCAAGCAGTACGATGCCGCCGTTTTGCCGTGGGTAGTTGACCGACATTTGGTAGCGTGTGCCATCGGTTGTAAGAGTGATCCACGCCCCCGACAGCTCAAAATCTTTGTCTTGCGTCAGTCCGTTCAGGTCGTAGGTCTGCGGATCAATCGTAAACTTGTTGGTGCTGAACTTATTCTTCTGGTCAATAACGATCCAGACTCTTCCGGCCATCCCCGTAGGGTCGGGAAGGGTGAGCGTGACGCTCCCTGATGTCGTATCTATCAGCAGGATGCCATCGGTTTCCGCTAAGGTGTGGCCGCTGGTTTTTGCTGCGCTAATGAGTCGCAGACCGACAATGGCTGCGTCGTTGTTGACCTTGAACGTTTTTGCGCCGACAAGTTCCGCAAGGCTGCCCGTGCCGTTGGTTATGCCGTAATAAACTGGCGACGTGTTGCTATTGTTATCAATATGCGCTGAGACGCTTGACCCCGAACCGTCGTTATAGAAGAACCCGCCAGCCCCAGAGCCGTTCGATGTTCCCGCTACCCCGTGCGTCGTTGCGCTTACTCCTATCACCCCATAGCCACCATAGCTATACCCTGCGACTGCATGCGCGTCGTTCGCCGAACTTGTGTGATTGCCGACCTTAAACAGGATAGAGATGGACGCCGTTTCGTCGCCGCTCACATAAGGAATCTGCACTGCGTTGAACTCCCCGCCGCCGCTGTTGTAGTTCAACACGATACGAGTAGCATTAAGGACGCTGCTACTGCTCCAACCCGCAACCGTGCTTGCCGTCCCGCTCCCTGTTAGCGCATCGCCGTCTTTGAGTAACCGCTTCCACGTGAAGTTGTCAGTGCCGACGGTTCCCGCTGCGTTGGTAAATGTCCACACACTCCCACCGTAGGTTGTGCCTTTATCTACCTTAACAATCCGCCACGTTTGTGGGTCAGTGTTGAGACGTGTCCACGCCCCCGACGCTGGTATCAGATACGGCGTGTTTTCCTTTGCGTCGGTTTGCGCCGTTGGTAGAACAATATCGCCCGCCGACAGCGCTTGCCCGTCTATGGTTGTGGTGCTGGTGCTGAGTGTGATGTTCGATGTGGCCACAGCTTTCACAACCAATACTTCATCGGCTGTAGCTGTACCGCTGTAACTGCCGCCGCTTCCTGATGCACTGGTTGACCCCGTGCCACCGCTACTCTCCTCTACCCCTGTCACCTCAATCGGTAGGTCTTGCAGGGATGAATAGTCAGGCTTCTCGACAAAGGTCGCTTTGACCACACCACGCTCGAAGTTGATGACAAGCTCCTCAGCTCGGAACGTGACAGTGCTGCCGTTGAGGCTGGTGGTGTATTCAAGGTTGGGGCGCAGATCGCGAAGTGCTGTGATCCCACTCGCAAGGTTGATCTTGAACTCGCGCTCGAACATCGTGCGATCCCCAAGCAACTCGCGTGCGTAGAACTCAGCTGGCCCCACTAACGTGTTCTCGCGGGTGATGCTGGTTGACGACGCGCCACCATCGCGGCACGACCGCAAGGCATAGCACCCAGTCCACGATGCACCGCCAGGAAGCCGCGCGTTCCAGTCATCAGCGTAACCGAGGTTTGTAGTCCCCGACCGATAGCGATAGAGGTACGCACCGTACACCCACGCATCAGGGTTCAGTCCGTTGTCCGCTCCGCCATCTTCGAGATTCTTCTGGTTGACGACGTTCGTATCCCCCCACTCCCCGTTCACCACAAAGAAGTTCACGAACCACGGGTTGCCTGCTCGCGGCCCATGCGGGCGTGTTCGGAACGGCAGTTCGATACTGATGCCATCGCCCTTGCGGAAACCCGGGCACCTCACAGACCCTTTGAGAGCGCGATTGCTCACCTCGACGTACTGCTTGCTGATACGCTTGGCGACCTCATGACTACTGCCACCAACGACTGGCCACGCGGGGAACGTCCCGGGTGATTCACGGCGGTTCCGCATCTTCAGGATCATGCGTCCCGTCGTCTGGTGATAGTCGAACTGCACGTATGCGCCGATCTGCCATGCTATATCTCTCAGCACCTCGCCAAGCCCTGCATCGCGTTGCCACCGTATCGGGTTGTCCCACTCATCCGAATCGCGACCATCCAGTGGAGTAACCCCGAACGCTACGTTGTAGTTGATGGTGATGTCGGTATCGGTCAGCACCGACTCCCCATAAGCGTCGTCAACATCGTTGTAGAGTTGCTCGGTAAAGTCAAACGCAGGCACAAAGTCCGATGCCGACCACTGCATATCGCATACCGCTGCAACTCGTTTGCACACGTTCGCAAGAGTGATACGCTGAAGACCGTAGTGATCGCCACTGCCGTCAATAGTGTATGGCACACTCTCGTAGATACCAGTGCCTGCTAAATATGTGTACTGCCCAATCTCGACAAGGTTCTTCTTGATCGCAGCGGAGTCCTTTTTTAGGTCAGGGGCGAGGGATAGCCCAACGGGGTTGACCACCAAACCGTTGTAGTACCGATTAGCCTCGGCGGTCTCACCGTCAGCGTTCAGGTTGCTACCGATGAAGTCTTGCACTGTCTTCTCTCGCAGTGCTTGCGCGGGGTTGATCTTTAGGGTGTAGCGGCCAAGCTGCTGCTCATCACTCGAGCTGGGGACACGTATCTGCGACCACTCTTTTGGGATAGACGTTGGGTCAATGTGGCCAGAAAAAAATATCTCCGTGGCCCCACCCCTCTCAAGCCCGACCCATGCTGTGTAGGACGCACTCTCATCACTAAAAAAGTGCTGGAGCAGCGTCGTCCCGTTTGCCCCGTAGTCATAGACCGTTTCGGTAGGGTTTGAGGTGATAACGCCCAGCACCTTTAGCCGATCCTGCACCACTACGTCAAGGCTATCAATCACTAAGGCCCCCTCTTCATCTTGGAGCCTACGCTTCCAGTCCCCGACACTCACCACACCTCTGCGATCTCGTATCTCCAAGTACCCGTTACTGGAGTAGGTGGATAAATCCCAGTAGGGGTGGTTACGGTTGACGCGCACCAGTAACGCCCCCAACGGGGTCGGTATCTTGGCGAACCGAATCTGTGTGATTGTTAGTGCTGGCATAGCTATAACCTCTCGCGACGCAT